CCACCGAGTTCTCGACCGGCGGCTACCTCACCCAGGACGACGCGACGATCACCGCCGCCAACGTCACCCTCAAGCACTTCAAGGTTTCGAGCCGCTTCTCGCCCCTCGACGTCAAGATGTATGGCGCTCAGTTCCTCTCGAACGCCTTCGTCCCGACCGCCGCCAACGCCCTCGCTGAAAAGTGCCTGGCTGAAATCGGCGCGCTCATCACCGTCGCGAACTTCGCTTCTGGCACGAACACCGGCGCCGCGCTGACCTACGCTGAAGTCGTCGCCTCCAAGGGCGTGCTCGACGCCGCCAAGGCCGCTGAACCCCGCGCGTTCATCCTGAACCCGACCTACGCCAACGGCCTCCTCGGTGACGCCACCATCATCGGTAACTCCGTCCTCGGTGCTGGCATCCTGACCTCCGGCCAGATCGGCACCCTCGCTGGCGCCTCGGTCTACCAGTGGAACAGCCTCCCTGCCAACGCGGAAAGCCTCGCTGGCTTCTCGTGCGGCGCTGACGCCATCGCTGTCGCCTCGGCTCTCCCGATGTCCGAAATCCCGGGCTTCGAAGTCGCCAACGCTGTCGACGCCGACACCGGCCTCGGCGTCCAGGTCCTCATGGGCCAGGAGCAGAGCGGTTACTACAACGTCACCGCCACGCTGCTCTTCGGTGCCGCTGTCGGTCGCGCGACCTCGCTCAACCGCCTCACCACGGCCTAATCAGCCGCCGCAAGGCAAACAAACGAGGCTCCCAGCAATGGGGGCCTTTTTTGTGCCCCCTACCAATCCGGGCAAGTATAGGATGAGCCTCTACGGAACCGAGTTTCTCAACGACGCCAAAGAGATGGTGGCGGACTTCGGCGTGGCCGGGTCGGCCAACTCTGGCGCCATCACCTTCTCCTGCCTCATCTCCGACCCCGCCGTCTCGACCGTGCTCGAAGCAGGGGGGTATATGGAGCGGACCCAGTATACGGTCAGGCTCCCCGCTGTAACGGCCTCCTGGAGCCAGCCAGACGGGTCTATTGGGGCATCGGCGGCCCTACTGTCGGCAGGGGTGCCCATCGCCAGCCTTGGCCAGGGGAAGAAGATCGTGGCCGGCGGGAAGACCGTCCGCATCACGACCCAGACCTACAAGCCCGGGTCGGCATGGATCACGCTCGTCGTCATCGACGATAACCAGTAACTCCTGTGGTCACCGTAAGCATTACGCCTGACTCCCAGGCTAAGTTTCTTGCGGCCCTCAAGCGCTTTGCCAAGAAGACCGGGCAAACCCTACGCGACGCCTGCCTAGAACAAGCTGCGCTGGCCTGCCAAGACGCGGCCACATTTACGCCCCCGCTGGCCAAGGGTGGCGGCAAGGGGCTATCCAAGGCCGCCGAGATGGCTGGCGAAAACGCCGTAGCCGGTGACATCAAGAAGATGTTTGTCTCGGCTAATGACCGCTACTCAAGGAATGCGGCCAACGTCTTGGCCACTAACCTTGCTTACGCCACTAGGAATAACGACATCGGGATGTTCAACAAGCTGATCGGTGGCGGGTCTATGAAAGCGCTCAAAAGCCTTTCTCCAATCTTGCAGAGGATAGCCAATGACCAGGACTATGACCGGGCGTTCAAGAAGGCTAAGAACTATCTGAACCGAGCCGAAATCGTCCTAAGCGATTACGGAACCATCGGGTTTGTCTTCAATATCCGGCCGGTCCATAATCAAATCAAAGGCAAGTTTGGAGGCCGCATCAAAAAGAATGTCCGACCAGTCAAAAAGAAGCTGCTCGTCGAGACCACTGCCGAACTCAAGGATTACATCCGCGAACGCCAGGAGATGGTCGGCCGCATCAAGTCTGGGTGGGCCTCCGCCCTTCGCTCCCTGCCTAAGCCTGTCATCAATGGCATCCCCAAGAACTTCGGCGTCGACCTGCTTAGCGTTGCTTGGATCAACAAGCACACCGGCGTCCAGGGAAAGAACACCGTATCGGCGACCGAAAAGAACGTCGACGTCAGCGTAACAAACATCCTCGGTAATATAGCGAACATCGCCACCGATGCGGATGTGCTCAGCCTGGTCTACGCCAACCGCGTCAGGCAGATGAGGGCTCGCGTGAAAGAGCATCTCGGGAAAACCATCGACGAAGCCAACAGCAAATAACCTTTATGGGAACCAAATCCATCCGCCACATCGTAGAGGCCACCTTGGCCACCTACCTCTCCACCCAGACCGGGCTGACCTCCGTGGCCTTCCTGACGGGCGACAGCGCCGCGACCCAGACCCTGCCCAAGGCCGTGGTCCTCTGCGAGTCCGCCCGGAGCCCTGCCGACCTACCCGAGGGCGAAGGCAACTTCAGCTGCTCGGTCCGCATCACCCTCTTCTCGAACGCCGACGACACGACCCTCGCCGATCACCGCGCCCGCTGCGCCGCCCTGTCCGGCAATATGCGCGATTTGACCAGCATCAAGGCGGCCTTCGTCACCTCGACCGACGCGGCCTGTTACGACGTCACGATGCAGTCCGAAGACGAAGGCATCGACGAGCGCTCCTGGGCGACTTCCTTCTCGTTTGACGTGCTGGTGGTTCTGCCCGCCTAAGACAATTCCAAAGCCTGCAATTACAAATGGCCGCCATCTCAAACGGAACCACCTGTATCTACGGAGTCGCGGGTACTGTCACCAACCTCTTCGTCCAGAGCTACAGCCTCTCGTCCTCCTTTAACGCCGAGGCCACTGTGGTCGACGAGACGGGCCTGACCAAGACGCACCGCCTCGATGACCGCAAGAGCGAGATCACCATCGAAGGCATCGCCAAGACCTCGACCATGCCCATCCTCGGGGCCACGCTCGCCTTCACGACCAACACCGCCTCCGCCTATCCGGCCGGCTCGGCTTCGGTTTCCTTCTCTGGAACTATTACCAAGATTGACGACAAAGGTTCCAATAAGGGCTTCACGTCTGTGTCCATTACGGCCATCGACTACGAAGGAATTACCTGATTGATTCGCCTGTAATCAGATTAGGATAGACGGCGTGGACCGTCGCTTCCTCAACGCCTACGTCGACCCGGCTCCTTTTAGGATTCTGGGTCGAACTCTTTTCCCCTGGTGCCTGAAGTACCGGGTGCGCCTGATGGCCTTCGACTCGCCGCTCGTCACCGGCTCCCGCGGCATCACCCCTGCGGACCTTATCTTCGCCTGCCAAGTATGCGCCGAAGAGCAGCTAGGGGAGGTGGGCTGGCGTGACCGACTGCGCATCGTCACCCTAAGCCATCACCCCGCCAAGTTCGAGCGCCTGCTGGAAGCCTTCGCCGGATATATCCTCGTCCAGGACTGGCCAAAGTTCTGGGAGCAGACCAAGACCAAGTCAGGGGGCGGCGACAAGGGGGTGCCTTGGCCGCTGTCCATCGTGGCCAACCTGATCGCGTCGGGCATCCCTGAGCAGCGGGCTTGGGAGATGCCGGAGTGTCAGGCCATCTGGCTTAACTCCGCCCTAGCCATCCGTAAGGGTGCGGACGTGGCGATCATGTCGCCCGAGGAGGAAGACTTCATGGCCGAGGAGGAAGCCCGGGACGCCGCGGCGGCTGCTTCCAATCCTGCAAAGGAAAGCACCCCCTGACATGGCCCAAGACCTGACAGTCAACATCAAGACGACCTCCGACGTCCCGCAGGCGATGGACAAGGCCAAGCAGGCCACGACTGGTTTCGGCAAACAGGTCGAGGACATTGGCAAGAAGTTTAGCACGTCATTCAAGGACATCTTCCTTTCCTTCCTCGGGCCTATGGCGCTGCTGACCGCTGCCATCTCTATAATCGGCAAGATGATTGCGGACAATGCAAAGAAGCGTGAAGAGGCCAATCAGGCAGCCATTGACGGAACCAACGAGCTGATGTCTGCCGAGGACCGTTACTACGCAAGGAAGCGTGATAACGAAAAGAAAGATAAAGAGAACAAGGAACAGGCCGCCATGTCGCGTGAAGAGATTACAAAAGACTTCCTTTTAAATGACCCAATTGGTCGAGCTTATTTGTACACTAAGCAAGGCGGCAAGGCTCAAGAACAATTACCTTCTTGGCTTAAAGGTCTTCAAAAATTAACAGGATCAGACGAGAGCGCGGCTGGGATGTTATCTAAAAGCCAAGAGGCTCAGATGTTTGTTCAAACTGCGCTGATGTCTCAGCGTCGAGAAAACCCTTTGCCAGGACAATCTGCCCCCTTCAAAGGCCCCGAAGGCTTCAGCAACGTCATCGGCGTAGGACCTAACCCGGTGCTAGAGGCCATGGCCCAGCAGAACGAAATCGCTTTGGCGCAGCTCGCCGAGCTCCAGAAGATCTCCGGCAGCACTCCCGCCGGTCAAGGCGACTTCACCAAAGGCACCCAATCCAAATAATTTATGGCACGCGTCGATACTGGTAATAACCTAACAACCGTACTACAACAGCCTGGGGCAAAGTTCCAAGAGGATGGCTACGGACTCGCCACGGGCACCATCGTCTTCAAGGCCGCAATCACGGCGTCCATCGGTGGCACGATTAACCGTGGGTCGGCCTGCCCGCAGGGGGCCTACTCATACTGCAAGGCTCACAAGTATTCAGTATCTTTCGAAAACCTTGGCATCGCTACCTACTCGGTGGACTATGTGGGCATCAACCCTGGCTACGGCGCCTCGACCGATCCGCAGATTACCGGCTCGCAGGGCCTGACGTCGGAGAACATCACGACCCACCCGAACTTCTTCGAGGTCGCCACCCCGCTTGGCTTTTCGGGTTCACCGATTGCTGGCGTCGGCACTGGTTCGATTGCTACCCCTGCTTACCCTGCTGTCGCTGGAACGAACCCTGCGGAATACGCTGGCAACAACGGCGCAACCTTTGAGGCCGCAGTTGGCCGGAAGTTCCTCGGGTTCAAGAAGCCCGAGTTCAAGGACTTCTACGGCAAGACGAGCTACCTCGCCCCGCAGTGTTCACTATCCGGCGTTTTCTACACTAGCAGCTCGGCCTTGGTCATCAACTTGCGGAACGCTGTCGGCAAGACCTCCGGCAACGGCTCCTTTGCGTCAAAGGACTTGGTTCCGACTTACATGGGAACGGCCTTCGAGATCAGCGGCAAAAAACAACTGCTCCTGGCTCAGGTATCCTTCGAAGACTTCGGCCTGCTCTACAAGGTACAGTATGAGCTGCGCTTCAACCGCGAGGGCTACAACTCGGCGGTCTACGCTCCCGCCTGATGAAGATCCAACCCGGAGTCGGCTATAACTTCGACTCGTCCTCGCACGGCTTCACGCTGGACACGTCTGACCCGTTCCCGAGTCGGGACGGCGTGGTCTCAGGCCACCCTTTTAAGATCGTGAACGTCGCCCTGCGGACTTCGGGCGGCGCCACGACCGTCACCTATCAGGTCCAATCCGGCACCATCAATAACCTCGTCCCTCTGATTGACGACTACGTCAGCGGCACCGAGGTCAAGTTAGACCGCGTCACGGCGGGGGTGGCTAACCCTCCGACAGGGGAACTGGCTTCGTCGAATTACGACGCCACGACCAAGACTTCTTACATCACGCTGCGGGCTGGGCCTAAGACTGCGGCTCCTTACACCTACCCAGACGACGACGATACAAGCAATCAGTACCCGGTCATCATCGGCGGCAACGTTGCCCCGACGACCCCCGACGACAACGTCTGGGGCTTCCTCGTCATCGGCACGATCACCGTCGATAGCATCACGACCCCGACGACCTTCACGGTGAACCAGAACGTCAGCGGCTCCCTCTGGGCTGACCGCATCAAGATTAACGGGATGACGGCCCGCTACTACTACGCCCGCATCTGATGGGATTCGTGATTGGAGGGTCTGATGAATTCTCCACGTGGAGCAAATGCCGCACGCCTATATTCAACGGATACTTGGGGGCTGTCGGCAATAGTGCTGGTGATCATAATTTTTCAGGAGCAAGCGATGCCTGGATGACGCAGGCCAACACCTTTTTCCGGTGTGCTTATCATTTCTATCTTGAAGGCTGGGTAACTCCTGGCGGTACTACCGGAACGGGATGGTACGGCCCATTTGCCTTCCCGACCAGCGTCTTCCCTATTTCATCGCAATTCTATGTCGGAGCATACGAACCTAATCCCAATGAGGTATACGCCCCGAACCTCTTGGACGACGTAGAGGTTCAAGCCTACTGGGTCGGCAGGAACGTCCAAATTGATGCGTCCACATACGCGATGGATTACGTCGCCCTTAATGGGGTGATGGGGTCTTTCCAGACCATCACGCCTTCCAGTAGCGTCATTTCCTTCGACCTCTGACCCCCCCCTTCCAATCGGGGCAAGGTTAAGACCCGATGAGCTGCACTAATCAAGTAACCGTCTCGCAGGGTAACACCTTCGCCTGCACCTTTACCTGGACGCCCGGGGCGACTGGTCCGGCCAACCTCCTGACGACGACCATCAGCTCGTCCCTCGAAGACCGCCAAGGCAACGTCTACGCGATGACGGTGACCAAGGCCGGAGACGGCCTATCCTTCACGGTGACCTACCCGGGCTCGACCGCTGACTGGGCGATCGGCCTCGGCAAGTGGGACATCAAGTTCGTCTTCCCGGGCTCGACCATCTCGCGCACCGAACTATTCCGCGTCAACGTCATCGACTCCGTCACCGTCTAAGCCATGCCCGACGCGACGATCACCTCGACGGCTTCGACCTTCGGGACCATCTCGGGGGTATTCTCCGCTGACCAGTCCACCATCTCGGGCACCATCTCGGGCACCATCCCTGGCACCCTGACGGGCAGCGTCGGCGTCCCCGGCCCTGCTGGAGCCCCTGGCGTAGGAGTCCCTGCTGGCGGCACGGCTGGGCAGTTCCTTCAGAAGACGACCACGGGCGTTGATTACGCGACTGACTGGGTGACGGTCAACCTGACGGGCTTGGCGACCGAGTCTTGGGTGACCGCTGGATTCTATCCCCTGACGGGTAACCCCTCTTCGTTTCTGACGGCTTCGGCGCTGACGCCCTACCTGACCAGCGCCACGGCCAGCACCACTTACCAGACCCTCGCGGGAATGTCGGACTATCTGGCCAAGGCCGGGAATCTGGCAGGGCTGGCGAACACCTCCACGGCCCGGACTAACCTCGGCCTAGGCTCCCTGGCTGTCGTCAATGACGCCCCCTCGGACGGCTCGCAGTATGCCCGAAAGAACGCGGCTTGGGAAGTGGTCACGACCAGCCCCGACTACATCACCAGCGTCTCTTCGCCCCTGTCGGTCACGACCGGCAACCTGTCGATTAACCTCTCGGCTTACGCCCCGCTCGCCTCGCCTGCCTTCACGGGCAACCCGACCGCCCCGACGGCGGCCCTCGGCGATAACGACACCTCTTTGGCGACCACCGCCTTCGTGCAGCAGGAACTCGCTTCAGGCGTGGCCGTCGCGAAGAACCTCGAGGTCTATGTCCGCAACCAGTCCGGCTCGACCATCCCCGCCGGCTCCATCGTCTACATCTCCGGCGCCACGGGCAACAAGCCCATGATCACGCTGGCCCAGGCCAACAACGACGCGAACTCGGCCCAGACCATGGGCTTCACGAAGACGGCCATCGCCAACAACGGTTTCGGCTACGTCATCGTCCGCGGCGAACTCGAGAACATCGACACCTCGGCGCTGACCGAAGGCGCGCAGCTCTACCTCTCCCCGACGGTGGCCGGAACCTGGACGACCACCAAGCCGTCCGCCCCCCAGCACCTCGTCTACGTCGGCATCGTCGTCCGGGCTCATCCGACGCAGGGCATCATCCTCGTCGCCGTCCAGAACGGCTACGAGCTCGACGAGCTGCACGACGTGGCGATCAGTTCCGTCGCCGACAATAACCTGCTGGCCTACGAGTCGTCTACGACCCTTTGGAAGAACAAGACCTTCAGCGCTCTCGGCCTGCTTACCTCGGCGACCGCCGCGTCCACCTACGCGACGATCCTCGAGCCTTCGGTCGATGGCATCTTGACTGTCGAGCCTAGCGGAATCAACACTGCCACCGTAAACGTCAATCAAGACGCGAATAACTACATCCATCTCAGGGCTGGTGCTGGTCAGATTTCGATGGTCGTCGGCGGGTCAACTCGATGGTTCTTTAACGATACCTACCTTCAGTTCCCCGGCGGTACCCAGCAAACCGTAGCCTACCCTGGCCCTTCTGGATTCCTGCTCAAGGCCGACAACTTGAGCGGCCTCGCGAACACCGGCACGGCTCGGACTAACCTCGGCCTCGGCACGATGGCGACCGCCACGGCTGCCGACTACTCGACGACCACGGCGGCTAATCTCCTCTATTACCCGCTCTCGTCCAACCCTGCCGGATACCTGACCTCGGCGCCTGTCACGTCCGTCGCTGGTCGGACTGGTGCGATCACGCTGGCCGTGGCTGACGTCTCTGGGGCGGCTCCGCTGGCAAGCCCTACCTTCACCGGCACGCCTGCCGCTCCGACAGCCACAGCGGGAACCTCGACGACTCAGCTTGCGACGACGGCTTTCGTGGACACCGACAACAACGCGAAAGTCTGGGTAAACCTCAACGGCACTGGAACGGTTGCAATTCGGGCTTCCAAGAACGTCTCTAGCATCACTGACCAAGGCACTGGCCAGTATACCATTAACTTTAGCAGTGCCCTCGCCGACGCTAACTACAGCGTGCAAATCAACCGAAACGCATCTGGCGGCAACGGATGGAACTCCGTCAACCCTGGCAACAATGAAGCCCCTACTTCTTCAAAGGTTCGTATCGGCTGCGCGAACGTAGCAAACCTTGCTTACGTCGATGTCGCTGAACTCTACGTTGCCATCTTCCGATGAACAACCCCCGCATTATCTACCCGACCCCCGAAGGCGGCGTCGCCATTATCATCCCCGCCCCCGACTGCGGACTGACCGCCGAACAGATCGCCGCCAAGGACGTGCCCGCTGGCGTGCCCTTCCGCATCGTCGAGGCCGACACCATCCCGACCGACCGCACCTTCCGCAACGCCTGGGAGTTCTCCGCAGAATGAGCATCCGCATCAACATCGACAAAGCCAAGGCCATCAAGCTCGACCAACTCCGGGCCGAGCGTGCGCCGAAACTCGCTGCCCTCGACCTCGCCTTCATGCGTGCCGTCGAGCAAGGCGACCTCCTCGCACAGGCCAGCATCGCCGCCGAGAAGCAGGCCCTCCGCGACGTGACCAAGCAGCCGCTCCCCGACGACGTGGCCTCCCTTAAAGACTTTCACCCCGACATCCTCAAATGATTATCGCCATCCTCTCATTCCTCGCTGGTCTGGTGACCGGTGCCCTCGTCTTCAGGAAGCACGCCGCCAAGGCGTCCGAACTCGAAGCCAAGGGCAAGTCCATCCTCGACGCCCTCAAGGGCCGCTAAGGCCGTGCGCTTGCTCCTAGTCATCGCCCTCGTGGCCCTGGCTGGGTGCAAGTCTAAGCCCGCCGACGCTCCCCTGCCCGTCCAGCCGCCGGCCCCGACGAAGCCTGACGCCGTCCAGACCCTAGGCAAAGACCTCGACAAGACGGATCACCGCGTAGGCGCCGCGCTTGTGGCCATCGAGAAGAACGCCGACAAGCCCAAGGTCGTCGTCGCGGAGTCTCGCCTCGCTCAGTCCTATCTGCCCCCGCCCCCCGAGGCGGACGTGGCCTTCGCCGTTGCCCGGGCTACCAAGTCCGACCCCGTGGACTACGCCAAGCAGATGGAGTTCGGACGCAAACTCGCCACCGCCGTAAACAAGGCTTGGGAGAAACTCGAGGCCGACCAGAAGGAAGCCGCCCGCGTCTCGCATCTGAAGGACGCCCGCATCGTCGAGCTGACTAAGGAGGTCGAGCGCGTGAAGAAGGACGCCTCCGCCCAGACATGGACGCTCGTCGGGGCTGGCCTCGCAGTGACCGGGGCCTTGTGCCTCGCCTTCCTAGGCCCCCGCATCGGTCTGCCCCTGCTCTTGTGCGGAGCCTTCTGCGGATCGGTGCCCTTCATCATCGACAGTCCCTGGTTTGAATATGCGGCCGGTGCGACCATCGTCATCTCCTGCGGACTCGGTCTCTGGTGGCTGGCCGACCGCGTTAGGGACTCGGTGAACAAGCCCTCTCCTTCCGACGATGAGCAAGCCCCGCCCCAAGTCTGACCCGCCCGCGGTCAAATACGCGGAGCCCCACTTCACCTTCCGCATCCTCGGGAAGGCAAAGCCCTCGCACGATCCGAAGTGCAAGACACCCTTCGGCTACTGCTGGAAAGGCTACGGAGACATCCACGTCGACCCTCGGCAGCCTGAACATGAGCTCATCGACACGGCCGTCCACGAGCTGATCCACGACACGTATCCTTTTCTCGACGAAGACGCGGTCGAGGCCGGAGCGACACGCATCGCCGAAGCCCTCTGGCGGATGGGATACCGCCGCACCGTCATCAACCCATGAGCGCATCGCCCATCAATCCCGAAGAGCTGCCGACCGAAGTGAAAGACGGCGTTGTGGCGGCCGTCCTAGGGGGCATGGCCATGTGCGCCAGGCTCCTGCTCAGTACCACTCCCGTCTCCCCTGGTTGGGTAATCAGGCGCGTCCTCGCCGCGGGCATCACGTCCTGCGTCGCCGGCTACGCCATCGCCGAACATATCCAGAGCCCCGGCCTTCGCATGGGCGCCATCGGTGCCATCGGGTACTGCGCGCCCGAGGCCTTGGACTACCTTCTCAAGGCCTTCAAAGCCCGAGCGGAAAAGGAAGTCGGCGAGATCGCCGGCAAGAAAACCAATGGCAAAGCAAAAGTCCCAGGCAAAGGAAAGCGGAAGCGGTAATCTGCTGATGGCCGTCATCCTCCTGACGGGCTTCGCGGGCCTGTCCGCCCTGTCGTCGGCCTACATCGCCGGGTATGTCCTCGACCAACTGCAATCGACCGACGCCCTGGTCATGATCGTGACGGACGCGGGCCTGAAGTCCGACTCCGCCGACCTCGAGCGCAACATGAGCACGGCGACCTTGGCCTTGAAGTCCGTCCGCGACCTAGGCTGGGCCTTGGCCGTGGGGTGCCTAGGGGTGGGGGTGGCGGTCTTCTTACGCTCCCGCCGTCAAAGCGTCTCCTAGGGCAAGCCAGAGGGGTCTAATGGGCTGTCCGTAGGCTAGGCTAGGGCTGGCCTAGGGGTCGGTTTACCCCACTAAACTTTCTTTATTCTTTTTCGGGAAAGGTTCTTGACGAATGCGGAACAGTCCCCTAGGGTTGTCATCGAAATGAGTTCCTCCTCCTGCTCGGTTGCTTCCTCCCTCAACGAAATCCGTGCTCGCGCTGCTGCCCGCTTCGCGATCGACGACACGTGTGTCGGTATCAGCTTCGATACCTTCATCGGCCTGGTCTTCGTCAACAAAGACCTCGAAATCTACTGCCACGCCGACGCGGTTCGTCTCGGCTTCACCGACGCTCTCTAAGCCAGACGTCCATGAAAGCCCTCATCACCCTGTCCTTCCTCATCATCTTCGGCTGGCTCGCCGTCGTCACCTTCTGCGGGCCTCAGCTCGCTCAGGCCATCGACCGCTCCCTGCCCGGCTACGTTGCCAAGCCCGCCGCGAAGCGCGTCCGCTAATTTCCCACCCACACCATGCCCAACGCCAACCACCCCTACACCGAGACGCTGACCTTCGCTGGTCGCGTCCTCCCCCTCAAGCGACCGATGGCCGAATACGCCGCCCGACGCCTTCAGGCCATCCTCCCGCAGATCGCCGCGCTCAACGCCGCCGGCAAGACGCAGGGCGACGCCGCCGAAGCCCTCGGCACCACCGTCGGCACCCTCCGCTCCTGGCTGGACATCACCGGGACGCAGTGGGTCAACCTCAACCGCCGCGGCCCTTACCGCCGCCAGAAGTAAGACCATGCCTAAAGGACACTCTATCCGCAAGGCCAAGGACACGCACGAAATCAACGGCGTGAAGATGAGCAAACTGAAGCACGACCGCATCCGGGCTTTCGAGGCCATGCTCCCGCAGCTCGACGAACGCGAGCGCCTTAACTCCGAGGACGTGGCCGCCCGCCTCGGCGTCTCTGGAGTCACGATCTGCTCCTGGTTGAAGGTGCTAGGCCGCCGTATGCTAAACAACAACGGACGCCGCTTCTTCTCTTGGGATAAGAGCAACTGGCACAACACCGTGCTCCCGGTATACCAGAAGACCGGCAGCGCACTCGCCGCCGCCAAGGCCATCGGCGTCAATTCCTGCACCGTCTACCGCTGGCTGTCGAACAACGGCCACCTCGTCCGCAAATACCGCGAGCGGGACATATCCTCATTCAAGTTCCAGAACTACCGCTAATGCCTGACCCATCCCACCGCCCCTACAATCCCATGACCATCATCCAACCCGACTCCCTCCCCCGCCTCTGGTGGCTCTTCCCCTGGAGCATCGCCCGTCAGCTGCACCGCAACTGCAACGCGCTGCGGGCTCTGGCCGACAAGACCGACGATGAGAACCGCCTGCTCCGTCAGGAGGTCACCCGGCTCTCCCACTCCCGCGAGCATTGGATCGCCAAGCACGACCGGGCCTACGCCGTCGCCATGCACAACGAGCGAGTCATCGCCGACATGGAAAGCCGCATCATACGCGGCGCCATCATCCCCGACGCCCACCCCCATGAGTAACTCGTTCCAGCACCTCGACGGGATGGTCGCCCTCCTGAGCGAACTGTACCAAGTCAACCAAAGGGTCGAGTGCGGCGACATCGTATCAGCCAAGGCCGCCATCAACTCGACGCGCATGACGAAACTCCTCCGGCATTACCACGAAGCCCTCTCGGAAGACGGTGCCGAGGCCATCAGCCTGGACGTCTTCGTTGCGGCCGGCGGCTGGGTGGGCATAACGTACTCCTACCAAATGAGCGACGGCTTTGTGATCTCCGGCTCCCAGACCCCCCGCCCTGTCCGATGATTAAGCCCATGCGCCCCTTCTCAATCGTCGCCCTGCTGCTCCTCGGCTTCAACGCCGCGGCCGCAGCTGAGGCCACCCTGCTGGAATGCATCGCCATGGTCGAGTCCGGCCAGAACCGCAAGGCCGTGGGCAAGGCCGGAGAGCGGGGTATGTATCAGGTCGGCAAGGCCGCTTGGGACGACGCCAACGAGCGCCTCAAGCGGGAAGGCCACTACCACTTCCAGTTCAGCAAGTGGCGCAACCCGACCGCCCAGGACATGATTGCGGCGGCCCACCTCCGCACCATCCGCGACAACTTCAAGCGCATCGGCAAGCCCGACCCGACCCCCGAACAACTCGCCCTGGTCTGGAACGTAGGTTGGTCGGGGGCCGTCTCCCGGCGATTCGCCCCGAACGACTACGCCGAACGCGTCGCCAACCTTTTCCGCTTGTCCTTAGCCAAGCCCCGATAAAGGGTCTTGCCGTGGCTCATCTCATCGTGGCAATCGACCCTGGCGTAAACGGCGGCATCGTCTGGTCCCTTGAGGGCGACCCGGTGGAGTGCGCTAAGATGCCGGGCTCTGATGTCGAGGTCTGCCAACTCCTCGCCGATCTCAGCTGCAAGGCCAAGGACGTAAGCCTCTACCTCGAGGAACCTCCGCTCTTCGCCGGCAAGAACATCCCCGGCTCCGCCATCGGCAAACTGATGTGGAACACCGGCGTTCTCTACGGCGCCGCCGTCGCCATGGGCTGGAAGATTCACCGCATCCGCCCGGCCATCTGGCAGAAGACGCACACCTGTGGCACTAAGGGCGAACTGACCACGACCCAGTGGAAGAACAAGCTGAAGGCCCGCGCCGCCGAACTGTTCCCCTCCGTCGACGTCACCCTCTGGAACGCCGACGCCCTGCTCATCTTCGACTCCGCCACCCGCGGCGTCATCAACTAATCTCCCCATGAAGAAAGACTCCAAACTTCCGACTGAATACCGCATCATTGCGGACTCGTCATACATCGTATTACCCGATCAGAAGGTCGCCCGCCTCCTGACCCCCACCGTCCGCAACGGCGTGACGTACTACAACCTCTTCGTCCCCGACTATACCCGGATGTCCCTCGCCGACATCGAGGCCACCATCAAGGCCGGTGAAGTCACCAAGGCCGACGCCACCAAATAATCTCCACCATGAGCAAACAGCCCACATCCTCCGCCACCGCCTCCCTCGTCCAAGCGCTCGCCGCCCTGGACAACGTGAAGGCCAACAAAATCAACCCGGCCTTCAAGGCCAAGTACGTCTCCCTCGACGCGCTGCTCGACGCCATCAAGCCGGTGCTGCTCGACCACGACCTCGCCCTGATCCAGACGCTCGTCAGCCAGGAGGGCAAGGTCGGCGTGTCCACCGCCTTCCTCCACAGTTCCGGCGAACGCTTCGAGTTCGGCACCCTGCTCGTCAAGGCCGAGGGACTGACCGCCCAGCAGATCGGCGGGGCCATCACCTACATCCGCCGCCAGTCCATCCAGACCGCGTGCGGCATCTCGGTCGACCTCGACGATGACGGCGCCGTGGCCTCTGGCTTCCGTTCTACGGCCTCCGCACCTTCCGCCCCTGCCTTCTCCCCCACCCCTCGCCCCCTGACTAAATGAGCGACCCTAAGCCCTTCGACCCCTTCGACCCGGTGAACGCCGCCATGCGTCACCTCCACAACCAGAACCTCGCGTCGGCTGCCGAAGCCCGCGCCGAGGCTCAGGCCAAGACCATCTCCGAGATGCGCTACGCTGGCAACGAACTCGCCCGCGTCCTCGACGACATCATGCAGTCTGAGCTCTGCCAGTTCGACGCCATCTCGAAGGCTTGCTGCATCGCCACCATCGCCAAGTGGAACCGCGCCAAGACCGGGCAACTGTGATGGCTCTCGAAGAACTGAAGGCCGAGAACGCCCGCCTCAAGGCCGAGGTCGAGCGGCTGACCAAGGCCATTGATTTGACTATCATCGACCTTGATGAACGCCACGAAAGACAAGACCTTCGGGCTTGGGAGTTTGCTGAACTTC